ACTTGCAAGCTTCTGTAGCGCGCTCATTAAGGATCGTGGTGGTAAAATCTAAAGGTAAGAACTTTGGTACTGTTAATGGAATCATGGTTGCTTCGAATGTATTGTTGGTACCGGCTCATGCCATACCATATACTTTCCCTTTTGATATCGAGACAACTACAACACCTGGTGTACCTAGTGCTCGCACGAAAGATCAAAAACTTACTGAAGAGTATTGTTATATTGATCGCGAACATGACCAGGCTTTCATACATCTTGCTTCTAGCCCAGCTAGTACAAGTTATAGTGACTTTTTTCCCATGGAATATCCCACTTTTTATAGCAGGTCATCTGTTTTATTGTGGAAGTCTCCAGAGAACGAGGTCAAGATTTCTAAGCAAGCATGTCGCCCTACTGATGCTAATGTCAGATATGCTGGTATCCTCGAACATGAGGGTTGGCTATGGGGACAACAAAATAAATTCACAATCTTAACTTTACAAAAAGGAAAAGGTTTGATTTATGACACAGAGTTCAAAGGTTTTGCCGGACTGTGTGGTGGTTTGTTGATGGATGCTGAAAAAGGTATTATCTATGGTTTCCATGTAGCAGGTGTGCCCAATGCTTATAGAGGTTGGTCCACTTGTGTCTTACGTGGTCAGATCGATCATGCACTGAAGGAGCTCGACAAAAAGAGCCCCACCCTAGTTGTGCATTCTGCCAACGAAGTTAAGGTTGATACTTATGGACAACCTTTTACAATCCAAAATTCGAAGCCACTTTACCTAAGAGAGGATGGAGTGAAAGAAAATACTATCGTCACCTACTTTGGGGAGGTTTTGAAAGATGGACAAAAGATGGAGAATCGTGCGCGAACACCGTATATGAAAACCGTGTTTGCAGGGATTGAAGAGAACTTAGGTAAACGGAAACACCGTCCACCCACTTCACCCAACGATACTGCTAAAACCATGAAGACTTTGAACAAGTTGCACGACCCTGTACAACACTATGAAGGAGATATTCTTCTAAAAGCTATCAATGATTATAAGGAGCACACTTTAAGTGCAGTACGAGATGATCCTGAAGCTAAAGAAATGTTGCGTGTTTACACGCAAGAAGAAGCTCTTGACGGTATTGGAAAGTTCGGTTTAGGAGGGTTACCCAATGATACGTCAGCCGGTTTCCCTATAATGAAATCAAAGAAACACTGTTTAAAGAGGGATCCTATGGATGAAAGTTTGGTCCAAGTCCCTCGGGAATTTAACGACAATTTTGACATACAAGCCGAAGTTGATCGCACACTTGACTGTTGGAGTAGAGGATTACGATCCGAATCTATTTACAAAGCAAGTAGTAAAGTCAATGAATTGCTTCCTGATGATAAAGCGAAAGATAAAGTTAGGAAATTTTATGGCAGTTCTTTTGCCAATTTTGTTGCATCCCGCCGTACTTTAGCGGGGATTCCCCAATTCATGAAAAAACATTGGAAGATTACGGAGTGTTTAGTCGGAATAAATCCGTTATCCAAGGAGTGGGATGATTTTCATACGTATCTCACAGAATATAGTACTACCAATATGATTGCTGGAGATTTCTCTGGCTTTGATACACGCATGGCTGCACAAATTACTGGAGCAGCAGCACAAATAATGATTAGCTGGTATGAGGCAGCAGGTGTAAGTGAAGAAGATTTAGTTCTTATTAAAGGAGCTTTATCAGATATCATCCACCCCAACATCCTCATCGATGGTGATCTTTATAGATTTGCTAATGGTAATCCATCTGGCAATCTAATCACTGTACAACTTAATAGCATTTGTAACTCAATTATGATGCGTTACGTATATTATGCAATGATGCCGAACATTCGTGAAGCTTTTGCCTCTAACGTACGTTTAGGGACCTATGGTGATGACAATGCGATGTCTGTTAAAAAGCATTGCAGATTTTACACACATACTTCTTGCCAAGCCGAGTTCGAGAAATTGGACATTGGTTATACTATGGCAGATAAAGGTGCTGTATCTCGTCCTTACATTACGATTGAAGAGATTTCCTTTTTAAAAAGATCGTTTGTTAGACACGAAGATTTAGATATCATCGTGGGTCCTATCGAAGAAGACTCTACTTTGAAACGCTTTCACTGGTTGAAGAAACCTGGTGACACACCTTTAAGTTTTGCTGAGCAATTTGGAGCATATACCGATGGAGCTCTGCGCGATTATTACCTGCGTGGTAGATCAGCGTATGATGAGTTCTTAGGGAAATTGCAGAACATTGTCGCTCTGAACGAACAATTAAAAGGTGTGGTCTTCTTTATCAGTTATGATGAGATGACAGAAATTTTACGTCCGGATTATTCTCCGGATTACGAGAACAGAAATGAACGACTATTCTCACAATCAATGGGCTTTCTTGAATTTCAAGATGAACCTTGTTCATAAAACATCTTTTCACCCCAATTGTAGATGCTACCTTACGAGGAACATAGAGGGGGTCTTGTTATGATCGCACGACGTCTTTTAGCCTACAGACGTTTGTGGACTGCTTACAGGACAGCATTTTTAAGGCCACAAAGTGTGTCGGAATAACCGGCTGGCACATTTTTAAATAATCAAGGGTTAACATTTTTAAATTATATTATAAAGCCTACATGCTTTTTAAAACTGTAATACATATTTTAATAACTTTATATTTAACCGTAGTTGCCTTAGGGTCTATGGTCACCCAATTTTGTATTGTAGACGAACTATTGACTAAGCTACCCTCCATTCGTGTAGGATCTAGCGCAGCCGGTATGACTCGTCAAAAATTTATAGATAGACTCACATGGCTTAAAGAGCTTGTGCGTCACTCTTGTATAATCAACTGGAGAGATCGTCCGTACTTTGCACGTATCTCCAATGCACTTGAGGTTTTGCAGCTTGAAGATTCGAATGGGTCTATTAGGAAGCAACCTTATTGCATCGTCTTGACAGGTTATCCTGGATGTGGTAAGTCCCGTTATGCACTTGAACTCGCTTCTGCTTGTTTGAGGGAGCGTTACGGAAAAGCCTATGCAGGTGACATTGTCACACTGAATGAAACGGATGAATTTCAGTCGGAATTTCGTTCCAACCACAAGGTTGTCATTTTTGATGACCTTGGTGCAGAAGCTATAAAACCAACTACGGCTAATCCGTGGAGAAAGGTAATAGATTTTGTGAATAACATTCGTAAGACCTCCTTGAATCCCAATGTTGAGATGAAGGGAAATGTTTATATTGAACCTGATCTTGTTATTATCACAACTAATTTGAGCAGAACCTTGAGCGTGAATTCTTTCATGGCAGCGCCTGGAGCAATCTATAGGCGCATACTCAAGTATGTAAAAGTTGAAGATTATGAGAATGCAAGGCTCTATCGATTTGTCCATTCTACGCGGATGAACAGTAGAGTATTTGATAATTTAGAATTAGATATCAGTAATTTAGACAACATGGAACTCATTTCCAGGAAGGATTTGATTAAGGAGATCGTTCATGATTTCCAAAGACATTTAGCAGAACAAGAAAAGTTTGTTGAAGAAACAAATAGGATGTTGGATCAATATGAGTCGAGGACTCTTTTCCAAGCATTTTATTCTGATATGATCTTACCTAATCTGCCTACTAAAATTCCACTTGATGACGGTATGACAGCAATGTTACCATGGTACCATCGATTGTGGAGAAAATTTTGTATTGATGATAAGCAGTTCGCTGTTTGTCAACAAGGCTCTAACTTTTCCTCCAAGGATTTGACCCGCCTCTCTGTTCAAAGCGGGTTCGAAGAAGAATTGACACAGTTTGAGAAGAGCCAAGTACGTTTTTTGAAAACCTTCGTTGATTGGGCTTGGTATTCCTGTTTACCCAAGCTCACAGGTAGAATTCTTGTTTATGAGGATGCTATCTGTGACGAAGGCCAAAATATCTATAGCAAGAAAGTCTTGAGAGATGATAAAGGTCGCTTTGTAGGCGGCCTTCCTACTACTGGAGAAATTTTGGAACTTGCTTTTAGAAAGTCTGATTTTTATGCTACAGACATTCAAACAGAAGAGGAATCTCCTTTCGAGGAGGTTCCTGAGGTAGATAAACCTCAAAAAACATATATCCGAACAGATTATCAATTGTTGCCAGTACAACTAATATATCAACACTCCTATGCAGAACATAGTAATGCATTTAAATGTAAGAAACTTAAGGATGTGCTTGATTGTTGTGTGCGCAAACTCAAAGAGATGATACCCGAAAGGGATCATGCACTTGAGTATATACCGTCATCTATAATTCAATATCAGTTTATCCGGCGTGCTTGGCATGCTAAAATGGAATTAATTGGTTGCGAGGTACAATATAATGGACTTTGTCCAGACGTACTTTTAAAGATTGATGGTGTTACAGTTGTAATCGAAATCAAGAGTGCCAGCTCTTTTAAATACCAAATCTATCGATACATGCGAGAAATTGCTAGTAAAGAAGACAAGGTAATAGGAATTGGCTTTGATAATAAACACTATGCTGTTTACAGTATTGGTGAAATATCGGATCAAACGCGTATACGAGCAATTCACTTATGTGATGCAGTCGTAGGATTTTTGGCCAAACACGGCCCCCATTTTGGTATGAACCATTTTAGGAAATCCACCCGGGGCATGCGTTGCCCTAGCACTTGGTGCAAATAGACCGTTGCGGTGCGGTCGGACTGAAGAATTTTTAATTCTGACGTTGAGTACAAACCCCTCCCTGAAAAGGGAATTCATGAGAACTTTATGGTTCGTTGAGAGAGATGTTTATGTTTCTGTTGGGTTTGTCACTCAACAAAAGTTTTTACTCTATCAACCTGCCTACTTATGAATGGGGTTGTGCTCCTCGCTTACACTTTTTGTGTTTAGCGAATGAGCCTGCCTC